CCCAGGTCGGATTGTTGGTGTAGGACTCCTTGAATGTACCGTCCCACACGCCACTGTATGTTCGAGATGCCGGGTCATAGTTGCTCGGTACCGACCATTTGCGAGCCTTGCAGCCGACAGTTACCGCCGGAATGCTACGGAACTGCTCAGCAGAGAATTCGATGTAGAGCAGCGCTGTATTCGGGTAGCGAATCTTCCCGTCAATCACCTCAGTGAAGCCGGCAATCTGCATCGTGTCGGAGATTTTGTTGTTGTTCTGGTTGATCGTCAGTCGCGTGATGCGCATCAGCCAGCCAGAAGTAGCCTTCGGCAAGTCGATTCGGCGGGTGCGCTCGTACACGCTGGTCGTCTTGCCGTCGACAGCTTCGCTCAGCACCTGCTGATAGGCGCCGCCGTCGGTTGCCAGTTCAATCTTGTACTCGATCCGGTACCCATTGATGTTCCCGCCGGCATCCACAGACTGGAGCGCCGGCCAGGCGAAGCGCACGCGCACGGCGGAAAGCTGAGTGTTGCTGATGGACTTAACCCATGGCGTGCCGCTGCGTAACTCGGTGCCTATCGTGGTTTCGTTCTCGACCGACGGGATCCCCTGAATATAGGCCTGGTCTACCGCACCGGTGCGCCATTCCCACTTCACATTTGGGAAGTTCATATTGCCCTGAGGATCTTGCAGCGGGGTGTTATCGAGGTAGATATCGCGCGCGGTAGGCGTTCCTTCGAACTCACCCTCTCCCACTGCGATCAGCATTTTGGCTATAGCCACCGAGCGCAGACTGTCCGGGGCTTCCGTTGGCGTTTTTGGCTTCTCTTCGCCGCCCTTGGCGCCGTGGATATCAATCTTGCGTGCTGCGCCCATGCTTTCCTCCGGACAATAAAAAACCGGCTCATGGCCGGCATGGTGCTGTGGGTGGTCTTTACATTTGATCTTCGGCGTAAATCGCGGCACTGATAATTGCGCCGCCCCACCGGCGCTCGCCGATGCAGAGCGGTACCGGGTTTCCCGAAGCCGTGGTGTTCTTGGCGCTGCCGAAGGCGTAGCCGGGTGTGTTCTCCGGCGCGGCGCTGGTCTTCAGGACGCCGGCCTGGGGGCTGAGCATCTGGATAACGCCGCCGGCGACAAGGCCGATGCCGGCGCCAATAAGCGGCGTGCCGAAGGGGGTCGCGGAAAAGATTACGCCCACTACGATCAGTATCGCGCCAACGATGGTCTGAAGGATGCCGCCACGCTTGCTTCCCACCACCACGGGCGCAATACGAATGTCGCCCGCTCCGCTGTAGTTCAGCTCCTTTTCACCGATGTTACGCTTGTCGCGAAACACCGCGAACTCAAGCCCGCGAGACTTGGCGTTAGACAGAAATCGCTCGAACCCAGGGATCTGGACGCAAAGCGCCTTAATGGCCTCTGCCGGCGACTTCACCGACAGCCTGAACGATTTCCCAAACTGGCGTAACTGCCCATGTAAACGAATCGTGGTCATGGGTTGATAGTTGATCGCTGATGCCTGCATCACTTTCTCCGGACAATAAAAAACCGCCCGTAGGCGGTTTCATGGCTTTCTTGGTTCAGTTGTAGTCGACATAGGGGCCAATGTAGAACCCGGCCATATCGCCGCTAATGCGGTATAGGCTTTCTTTACCGGACTGCACAGTCGCTGCGATGGTGCGGATTGCAGCCCCTGCACACAGGCCTGAACCGGCGAGACCGGCGCCGATATTCGGGGAGCCTGGTGGCAGGTAGAAGGTAGCTCGCTGGCCTGTACCTATTTTGGCAGCCTTGCGTCCATCCACATAGACGACGATATCGCAGCCCGAACCGACCGCGCCGGAGTCACGGACAACCGTGATCTTCCCGCTTTCGCCGGACGGCTTGGACTGGAAGGCGTACAGCTCATCTGACGGCACCGGTTTCGCATCCCTTACCGAAATCGCCGATGAGGCACACCCCGCCAGCATCGCCACCGCTACCGCCGCTATCAAAATCCGCATGTCGTTCCCTCTTTGGTTTGGCGGGACTGTAGCATTTCCGGCATCGAAATCTCTCAAGCAGTAACTTTGTCCAGCGCATCGTCGCTGCTGAAAGCTAGCGCTTCAGAGCATTACATTGAGCACGCAGATCTCTGTCGGAGATCGAACCGCAACTACCGTTGTTGGTTTTCGCGTTACACATATAACGCTGATCACTGTCGTCAATGCTATTGCAGCTACCTCCGTTAGTCTCAGCATTGCAGGCATAGCGCAAATCGCGGTCGGAGATCGAGTTGCAGCTTCCATGATTAGTCTTGGCATTGCAGTAATAACGCTGATCACTGTCGCTGATGCTATTGCAACTACTCCCATTGGTTTCCGCGTTACAGGTATAGCGCAGGTCGCTCGCGGAGATCGAGTTGCAACTACCATGGCCTTCCTTGGCTCTGCAGTAAGCGCGCTGGTCCGAATCGCCAATGCTGTCGCAGCCAGCAAAGGCATAGCCGCTAATCATCAGCAGCAGTACAAAAATCAATCTCATCGCTTTCTTCCTTGGTTTGCCGGGAATCCCCCCGGTATCTTCGGCACCCTGGCGCTCTGCCCAGACGCATGTCAAATTGACACTATCACAAGAAAAGGTTTCCTCGCATCTTCACCAGTCTACCCGCTGTCCAGGCATCCAGCGTGGATGGAATGCCAGTGGCGGGGCTGAGCACATGCGTAGTAGCGTTGTGCCCAGCCTCTGCGAGTTCAGAGGAAACTCAACATTCTAGGGAAGAGCAGATGAGTAGTTTTCAGGGCGCATTGATAAGCGAACAGGGTCAAATCTTTGCCGTTGTATTAGTCAAACACCATATAACCGGCTCAACGAGCGCCGCTGATCGGGCGCGCGAAGGCTTTCAACCATTCTTCCCAAATGTTCCTGTAGTGCTCGCATCTCAAGACCCTCGTGGAGCGTTTCGTTACCACGGCCGTCCCGACATCGCCAAATTTCTTGCAAAGCTCCACCCTTCCCAAATCCCTTGGAAGACCTACACCCACTAAATAAAGGATTTCGCAGTCCTTGCATGCAAGCCCAAGCACTGGGACAGCGCCAATATCGGCGCAGATAAAGATAGGGAGATCTGCATGACCGAAATGAAAATGGTTGACGACTCGACAGGCTATAAGATTTGGCCATTCCAGTCGGCGGAGGTCTCTGTAAATGGCGATCGCAATAACGGCGGGATCAATCTTGTTGGAAGCCCCGAGCTGATTGAGCTAATCCATGAAGCTACAGAAGAAAACGGCTTGAGGCAGCTACTGTTGTCGATGAACGCACCAGGCAGGGCATTCATGACCCTGGGCTGTCTTACCGGAGAGACTGACGCAGCTTATTTCTCCTACGTTGAATTCACTCCAAGAGACCAAAGCCTTGCCCGGAACGAGCGCATGATTACAGGGATACATCGGTTATGGCTGGAGTGGTCAACGACGAATTGCGCTGCTTATCCCGGGCTCGCCGATGCACTTCATCAAAATGTAAAATGGGAGTATCGGGAATTTTCGTTTCGCGGAAGCGATCCGCAATATCTGATAACGATATATCCCCGTGCCCGCTCCGCACAGGATCATGCTTCTCTACTTTCATGGGTTCACAATTTCCTATGCAGCGTCGACCCTACTAACCTTGAGCGAATGCTTTAGGCTGAGTTACTGGGGCCACTTGGCCGATTTGTGCCTGAGGATAAGGCGTGTTCGATCTGCCCACGGGCCGCCATAAACTATGATCTCGGACGGCCTGCCGTACAGGTGGTGCAGCAGGAACGGGCCAGGGCCAAAGGCGCCCGACTCTTCTCCTGGTAGCGCCGGGTCAGTGCCCAAGTAGATCCCGGCATGGTTCGGGTGAACAGTCCGCCCGACGTGCATGACGATCATGTCGCCGCGCTGCGGCCGGTCGACACGCACGAAGCTCGCAGCCTCGTAGTGCTGCTCGTACAGGCTTGCGTTGTCCGCGCTCTCCCACCAGCCATCGGTGCGCTGGAAGGCTTCGAATTCCAGCCCCCACTCACGTTGATACCAGTCAGCGCAGACCTGCCAGCAGTCCCAGGCGCCGTGCACGAACGGCCGATTGAGCAGCGGCGTGCTGCCCGTGGGAGTGATCGTGCGCATGTCGCCCTCGGGCCAGGACAGAATGTGCCATGGCAAGGCCGTAGCCTCACACATGGCCAGGTCGTGCGGTGACGGCCTGCTGGTGGCGTCCGGGTGTGAGTGAACGATGCCGATC